AAAAAGCGAAGCGCCTTCTCTCCAGAACAATACTTGGTTACACAAAGTAAATAAAAAAATTAATATATGTAATCAGTTTTTAAGAATTTTAGATGTACAAAAAGATCAAAAAATTTCTTACAAAAGCAAATATGAAGATACATTTTCTAATTTATTAATTAAGAAATTAGGAAAAACTACATATGAAGCGATACAGCAAAAGGCTCATATGTTAACAATAAGTGAGTTGATGGAGCAGTAGTAATGTCTATTTCAGACAAGGATAAATTACACAAACTTAAACAAATTAAAATAAATAAATTGGAAGAAAAATTAGACAAAGACATTCGAGGTTATGACCACATAATGGATTATAAAAAAGACCATAGTGCTGGCCTTGTAACAGATTGGGTTGATGAAAATATACAGATTATTATTCAACAACACAATGCCGAAATTGAAAAAGTAAAAAAAATGAAGATAGAAAATTTTACATTGAATGAACAAAAAGAAGTTGATAAATCTCTTTAAAACCACTATCCCCCAAGAACATTAACCGCTACCATGCAAGAACTATGAAAAAATTTGATTCTAACTTCAAGGGAAAACGAATCCTTGATCTACCACCTGATTTAGAAGGTGTTACTAGAGCAGACAAAGATGCAAAAACAAAAAAGTTTGTATTTATTGTTAAAGATGTAGGAGTTGCACCTTTAAAACTGTCTATTTATGCAGAGAATAAAACTAAGGCAATGCAATACGCAAAGGCCAGATGGAATGACTGCAAGTTGGAGTTATTTAATGACAAATAAACAAAAAATAGAAGCTGCAAAGGCTCGTATTAAAGAATTAAAGCGTCTTATTAAATGTTGGGAAAAGTAAAAAATCTTGTATGTCACACATTTAGTCTGCAAAGGACAAATCGGAGTCCAACCGATATATCATGGTCTAACAAACAAATTTCAAGCTTGGTATTATGATGGAAAAATTGTCTATCTCGGAAACATTTACGAAACAAAATCAGAGGCAGAACAAGACGCAGAAAGACTTAGGAGAGATTGTATGTTGCGGTAATCATGTGTTTAGGGTTATAAATGGAGAAAGACATTGGATCAGCAGACCACCTAATGGCTATGAGGGTAAAATTTGGCATAAGTAATGGCTTCTCTTAGATACCATGCTGGGCGCATGGTTCTATATGAAGAGAAACCAACTGTATGGCGAGTAAAAATAAAAACAAAAAAAGGCAAACTAAATTTGCCATTAACTGCTACTGATTTAGAACCAGCATTAATAGAAGCAGAATATCTATATGCTGACGCTAGGTGTATGAGCAGAGATCATCCTTTATGCATAGATTGCATACATCACTTAGTTATCAAGGCTGAATGCGGTTTAGGGATGCCAGAGGGTAAAGCTAGTGGGGGAGTTTGGGCGAAGGATTGTGCGTACTTTTGGGAGAAGAAGATTTAGCGTTTATTTTATCGATATGATCTCCAGCTTGATTTATTATTTTTGTTAATCTAAAATTTTCCATTGCAAAAGCACTTATCAAATCAGGAATATCATCAGGATCTATATAATTAAAAACTTCACGCAAAACCATTTCAACTTCAAATTCTTCTTCTAAGGAAATGTCTGCCATTACCCAAGGTTCGACTTTACGTCTTTTTTTTGCTTGTTTATTAAACCAGCCAGACCACGGCATTTCTAATTTCATAACAAAAGTCTTTACTATAAAGCTAACAGACTAGATATATTTCGCAACAAAGCTATAATTGGTGCAGTTACATTTGAAGTTATGCCAGGTCATTACGGAACAGGAACAACAAAAAAGAAGAAGAAAAAGAAAGGCGGTAAAAAGTAGTTATCTACCAGGAAATAATGCTTTTTCTAAAGCACTTACTAACCTATCGTCTACTGTATTATCAGTCTTCTTGACCATTGCTCGTATTATGTCTAATGCGAGTTTTTTTATTGCAGATCCTCTAAGAAAAGCAAAAAGGATTGGTTCGATGATTTTTAACATAGTTTTAAATTAGAAAAGATCGGGAGATGGGTCAGTCCAACTCTTTAAGACTGCCTTGCCTTAACCCCATATCAAGGATCGTATAGCTTTCAGATCTGCTTTGCATAGATCATCAGGCTTCCCGACTTATATAAATCATACTATAAATACTAAAAAAGAGCATATTACTGCCCTTTTCAGCCCCACGCATCTTTTAACAATTTATAAGTCCCTCTTGTGACATTTAAGTAATCTGAGCCTTTCGACCAATCTCAGACAAGGATCAGCCCGTACATTGTTGACATTGCTTTTTACCCTCTCCATGATTATCAACAAGTCCAAGCAATGTCAAATGCATAAATGAAGACAGACTAGTCTTGTGGGAAATAACTACTGCATCATTTAATATTTCTAGTATACCTTTTAATTTTAAATTTGGTACTGTGCCAATTTTATTAGTGGCACACTAAGTTTCTATTGTTTATAAGTCCGGTTTATAATAAGAATAGCCGATAGAGGTATCGGCTAATTTGCAACTCGAAAATTTAAAATGATTAAATTCACAAAGCTGCAAGCAGAACTGCTTGCTGATCGTCCACCTGATTGCATAGCTGATTGCTTAAATCAGACTTATGATTGGGACTTTGATTTTATAGATGATAAGGCAACTAGCCTTAACTACGATATAGAACAAAGACAAACCATTGATAAAGACCTAGACAAATACGATTTAGAAATCTTACATGATATGGTTGACGGAAACACTATTATGCAAGGTTTAGCAGATGCCGCTGAGTTCGAGGAGATTACCAAAAAAGAATTTGGTAATTACAAACGAGCTTTCAAAAGCGTTATTAAAAAGCTAAACAAAATTGGAGAAGGACATGAAAGTTATCCAATTATAGATAACTGGATGTTGTACTACTAGACTCACGCCCCCAAACAGGGGGCTTTTTTTATGCTAATCTATCGGCGTGTGTGGGGTCTTGTATGTAACTAGTGGAAACTAGGCTACACTAGATATCTGCAATAACTAGACCTCTAGTAATAGGGGTCTTTTTTATGGTCTTGCATATATCCAACCAGTTACTATGTACTTCGGAACTTTTGTTGTATAACCACGATGAACATAAGTCCAAGTTGCAGGGAAAATTAGTATGCTCCCAGCTTTAGGTTGTATTTTTGTACCATCAACAAATTCTGTCCAGCCACCATCTTCTTCTTTTATTGTATTTATATACCAGATGTAAGTATAAATTCTAGAGCATCCTTCATCCATACACCAATCGTGATGCCAATTGTAGAAGCCATTGGGTTCATACTTTTGTACCTTATATCCTGTATCTTTTACTTGGTATCCATCAGAAGGATGTAAGTTCCATTTTCCTAAAGAAATCTCTTGTAGATAAATTTCATATTCATATAATCCTTTACCTAAAGCTTTGTATAAAACATCATCTTCTTCTCTCCATGCAATATTACCTGTAATAGGAGTGTCTATAGTTACTTTTAAGCTTTTATCAACTCTAGGGTTGTTTTGATCTACTTCCCCTACTTTTCTGTAAGGATCAGTTTCAAATTTATTAATAACCTGACTACAAAAATCTTCTGATAATGATTGTTCTTTTACCCAAATTAACTCTTTAAACATTAACTACCTTCTTGGCTTAATTTCTACTACTGCTAGTTCTACTTCTTTTAAACGATGAAACACTTCTTTCATATCGTCATGCATATCATCTATTTTTGTTGACAGTAATTCTATTGCGGTTGTATTACGAACAAGATCATCTCTTGATTGTCTACCGCGATAAGAAACAGATCCTACAGAGACAAAGCAAGCTGTCATCAATGCCCCACCTACTGCTGCAATTACTTCAACCACTTTACGATTCCTCAATATATTAGTATTATGACAGAAAACAGCCATGACAGAACAAAAAAAGAAAAACGCATTCCAAAAGCTTAAGGATGGTTTAGATGATAAAGAAGAACAACTAGCTATCATCAGCCTTTTCGTGAGATTGGGCGTTGTGGTTTGGAGCGGATTTATCGTAACTTTAAACTACATAACAATACCTGGCTACAGTTCTGACCCCAAAGATATCACATTTCCGGCGAGTTTACTGACAGGAGCCCTGGCGACTTTTGGATTGGAAGGATCTAAAAAACGTAGTGATAAAGACCTTAAAGTTGCAGAAAACCAAGGTATGGTGCAGACTATAAGGGTAGAAACACCTATCAAAATTGAAGGTGCAGAAGTAATCGACCCTAAATCTAAAAAATGAAAAAATTTCTTCCGATATTGCTTTTGCTATCAACGCCAGTTTATGCAGATCTTTCGCATAGCATAACTAGCTCTACAAAGCTGACAGTAGGAGGTGCAAGTACTACTGCTGATCGTATAGGTTCTAGCTATTCTATTAGCGGTACAGGAGTTGATACAACTCATGGTACTGGAGATTCTGCTGTTACTAATGGTGTTGGAGCTTTAGCTATTTCTTCGGGAATTGGTACGCCTCCTAATGTTTCCGCAAGTCAAGATGTACCCGGTGCTAGTTTTAGTTTTAGTCAATCATTTACCCAAGCGGATGTACTGCCAACAAGCGCAATAACAGTAGGTGCTGCTCCTAATTTTTCTGACGTAACTTCTATAGCTGGAGGAACAGCCGGAAGTCTTGCCGGAACAATTAGTTCTGCTGGGGCGGTTACACTAACGGCTGGAGGCCACAATACTGAGGCCCTTGGCCAAGTAACGTCCACATTAATAGTGGATTAGTTAGAGCTATGTATAGGTTTATAATTCTGCTAAGTTTTTTTAGCGTTCCTGTATATGGTCAAAGTGTAATTCCTAATTTTAATCAGGGAGTTTTAACTCAGCGTAGTGAAACCAAAAGTACTGTCGTTGAAGATATAAAAAGTTTTGACATAAACAACGGATACCAGCTAACTGTTGGTGGGGAGAATGTAAAAAGCTCAACAGGTAATGTAGCTCCTGATGGATGGACAAAATTTAATACAACAATACAAGGAACAGGTACTACTTATGTATCACCTAATTTAGATAACAAGCCTACTTTTAGCATTGTCAACGAAGGAGAAAGCTTTCAATATTACGAAACGCTAGAAACGCCAGGTATTACGAATTACACCCATATAATAAGAACTACTCAAATAGAAAATGTTACAGATACAACCAGTACATTTAGTCAATGAAGAAATATTTATGTTTACTTCTTTTACTCAATAATCCTGTTTTAGCTAACTCTGTCAATACTACTTCAAATTCTAGTGGCTCAGTTGTAAACCAGGCGGTACAAGTAGTACCTTCTAGGAATTTTAGTTATCAAATGAATACTATTCAATGTCAAGGTGCTACCTTAAATATTTCTCCGTTTGTCTCTACAACTTATGGATTTGCCACTCCATATGAAACGCATTTTGATAGGCCTATATATAGTCGAAAAGATATAGAGGGTGATTTTGATGACGAACAACAACCTATTGGTGATGGTGATGTTGATGCTGGACATAGAGGAGAGATCTTATATTTTGAGCAAGTGCGTACAGGCATGAAAAAATCTAATGTATCTATTAATGGAGGCATTACAGCTACTTTTAGTATTCCATTAGATCGAGAACCTATAAGACAATGTCGAAAGGCAATGAAAAAACAAAACGAATTATATGATGCATCATTAGCAGCAAAGCGTTTAAATTTTGAGATGAGCCGAGCAAAAACTTGTGTAGATAATTTTAGAAATGGAATTCGCTTTAAAGAAGGTACTCCAATGGCAAAATTATGCGAAGATGTAGAAATGATAGAAAATGTATCTCATACTCATAAAATCATAAAAAAAGACCCTTCAGATTGACCTGTAAGGGGCTTGTAAAAAAGCTTGCTTATATTTGTACCTTCTAAAAATGTAATTTTTAGCGGCAGACAAGTACGGTAAGACTTGTCTACCTAGACACCCTATTCTTCGCCAAGATAAATAAGGTTTTTTTATTCTAATTAATTTTACTCTTAAATGGTTTCTTCCCAGAAAATTTTGTTCCTTTTTTTCCAATAGCTTTTTTAATTTTAGTAACGACTTGTTTGGTGAGAGGTTTAAGTATTCTATTTAAGATTGGAGTTAAGGTTGCAGCAGTTGTTGCCACAATTGTTATTGCAAATGTTGTTGATACTGTATTAATACTTGGAAGATATTTTTCTACTGCTGTTGTTGGCTCATACTGCACGACACATTCTTTAGTTTCTTTTATATATTTAAACCCAACAACTTTTTCAGTACCTTTTGCATTTAGATCACCAATTCTAGGATTATTTTTTTTTGGATCAGGACAAGGTGGGTTTTCTGGAGGTAATTTTGGAACTTCTGGTTGTTCTATATCAGTATCAGTAGGCTCTGTATTTGTTGGAGTTTTTGCATCTTCTACAAGTAATATCTTTTTCGTGTCATATTGCAAAGGTACATAAGATGGAAGAGGACAAACTAATCTATTACCATTTGTATCATTTACAAATAACTTACTATTTTTTGTACCATCATTTCTAATCGTTACGCATGGCATTGTTAATGCTGGTGGTAATATTTTTGTTATGTGTTGTGTGTTTGGTAAAGATTGTTCTACAGGTATGTTTATTACAGGAATGCGCGGTATTGCTGTAGTTGGTATTGTATTAATCGTAGGCATATTTAGGCTTATAAACTTCTACATAAGAATGACATTTAGGACAAGATAAATTTGTAACCATTGAATATTCTTCTGCAAGAACAGGCTGAAAATCTTGATCTATATCGGCATCAGCACCCCAGATTAATTCTGTTTTACAATGCCAACAGTTCATTAAAACTTAGGAAGTTTAGTTGTTGGTAATGATGGCCCTGTCATTGATGGAAGATTTTTATCAAGAACTTTAGGCATCATATCGCCAACGTTTCCAAGAACTTTATCTAATAATTTCTGTTGAAATTTTTGTGAGGTAACGGTTCTGTATGTAAAGAAACCTGTGCCTATAATTCCCAAAGTAAGAATCGCAGTTAAAATAGTTAAACCGTCAAGAATTTTTCTCATGATTAAAGAAGCCTTAATTAAAGCAAGTGTACCGATAACATTTATGGTACTTTTTTTAATTATAGGATTAGCACCGCTTTATGTCATGTATGGCATTATTGACAGAAATATCCCTGTTAAGACTCGGTAGCTGGTTCTTCTTTTATAAGTTCTTCACAAGCTGCGATACCACCTTGTATTTGTAATATTTTACGTTCACAATTACCCATCACTTCTTTTGCTTCGTTATAGTTTTTTGCTATCTGTTGTAATTCTGATTGAAGAGCAGCGAGCTTTTGATTAGGGTCTAACATCAAGTTATAGAGTGTAATACTAGAATAATACTAGCAATCTGCTATAAATTCAACTAGGTTTATCTGCTATTAGTTTAGCTTTCCATGCAGCTTTTACATCAGTAGTCCATACAGCATTACAAATTGCTGAAACTTCGGCTGGTTCTGCTGATATATCTGTGTCTACTAAATTATCTGAAGCATCTAACGTACCAGCTTGCAGTACATATCTTTCAAAAGATCTTGTTAGTTCTGTGCCATCTTTTTT